ATGAAAAAAAGCAATTTTATTATGGCTGTTCTTTTTATTTTTGTTTTCACGGCTCCTCTTTTTGCCGATGAAATTTTATGTGATGCAACATGGGAACCCGAGATAGCCTTTTCTGCTTCATCCCTGGTTATTAATGAGGACGGCTCGGCAACTAATGATCCGCCGCACCTGCAAAATTGGCTCCGCAATTCCCTGCCCGACACGGAGTCAGGAAATGTCACCATCGGAAATATCAAATATGTACATCCTTCCCGCAATACGCTGGTATCAATAAACGTTGTCTTGACTGAAAACGTGGAACTAAATCATAAACTGCGTATCGGACTGCAGATTACCCGTAAATCCAATGCCGGTCAGTCAATTACCATTTTTCAAAAAGTGCTTACCGCCGGAAGCAGAGACGAGATTGACCAATTTAAACAGCCTATGCAGCACATCATTAATACAATGCAGCCGCTTCTACGCGCTGAATTAAGACCATCCAAAATCAAATACAAAATCACCAAAGGAAAAGTTCAACGCGACCCCGAAAATACCGCTCTGGAAATTAAAATCGAGGAAATTCATGACAAACACGGCGCCGTCGGCCTCGACCCGGAAGGTCAGAAACTATACTGTTTTTCGAGCAAAGCCGCCGGAAAAACCTTTGTCTACGACAGCGTCCCCTTCGCCAGAAGCGAGCAGGAAGTCCTGGGCAAAACTCAAAAAATCGAGATCGACAACAAAATATTCGACAGCAGCTGTTTTAAGAATCTCTACACCTGCCGGCGTCCCATCGCTGCAATTGAAACCAAAGTGACCAAATTTTTTGGAATTCCGGAGTCTGTTTACTTGGAGAATATCGAATCGGAAAAAGAGACGGTCACCATAGCCTGCCCGGTTAAAATTGAACAGGAGCCTGTAATCTACCTGATGCCGGGCGAAGTCAAAAATATCTCCTTCCGGGCTCTTGATTACAAAAACAAGCCGATTGACGGATTATGGTTCGATCAGATCAAATTAACGCCGACCAGCCTCGGTTCGCTGAATCAATCGAAAGACGTCACCCGTGAAGACGGATACAATCGACTGTTGAAGCTGACCGCTGACAATACGGATACTGAAATTCGCGGAGAAGTCACATCCAGGGTCTGCAGCGACACCTCCCCGGATCTCCTGGGTCTTGATGAAAACAACCGCCCCGTCTATTGGGATATTCTCATCAAACAAAAAGTTCTGGTCAGCGAACTGCCCACGATCGAAGCCGACATCTATTCGGAACAGCGCTTAAGCAGAGTGAACGACATGAAATATAAGGATAAGTACGGGGAAAAACATGTGCACCAAACTCAAAGCACCGGGGAAATAATGAAGCTGAACGTTAAAGCGAAATTTGAAAAAAGAGTCTTTCACCCGAATTACAAGGACGGCTCGGGATTTATCGGCAAATTAATTGAATACAGCGGCGAAGGACTGGCAAATATTTCTGCCAGTGCCCCCAGGGCTTCGACACAACTTGACTTCACCCGCGGCTGGTTGGACACTCAGAAATGCGGCCGGCAAACCTATGATTACCGGAGTCTCGATGTAGGCCACATCTTTACCTTCCCCGACACGCCGGTACCTGTTCACGTCTATTACCGCCGCTTCATTCCGGCGGCAAATTCCCCCGTAAAAAATCATCCGCTGGAGGGGCTCAGCTTTCTCGAAAAAAATGCACTGAATGCGGCCATCAAATATCGGATGGAAGGCTACTCGCAAGACCATGAAATGGATGACGACAGCTGCCAGCTCGTAATCAATAAAAATCCTCATTTCAACGCTAATGTTCCGATGATGCTGACCAACTATTTCCCGATGCCGATGATGACATATTTTGAAGATGTCTACGGCTTCGAACAAGTCACTGTACCTCTTAAAGAAAACGACTCTCAATTTTTGCGGAAGTTGAAAAGCGACGGAGCGGCGTTTGATTCTCTTAACATCGAAAAACAGGTTTCCCTGGGCAGAAATGACGTGGCCGAAGAGTGGTCCATCCCGGCCGACACCGTCGAGGAAAAATACGATCCTGCGTTGAACAAGGTTTACGGCATTTTTATTCTACGCTCCAATGCCAAAATATTGCGGGGAAAGTTTGATCTGGGCGAAAGATAGTTTTTTTTCCCGTACTTGAGTATTTGAAACGGGCAATGGGAAAAATCGCCCCTCCAACATCCCCTATGAACACAACAAAAGATGGGGCGACGGCAATGGATTTTCTCATGTCCGCGCCTCATTAATGAAGCCCTCGCTGACGATTCCCGTCTTCGATGGCAAGCTCACCTGGAAATATGGCAGCAGATTGTTTTCATTTAATTTGACAACAACAATGTGTCTAAAAGCGGTAAAATAGCGGTAAATATTTAACCACCAAACAATAAGGGGTTAAGCATTAATTGCCTAACCCCTTGATTTATTTGGTGAGCCCTGTCGGGATCGAACCGACAACCTACTGATTAAGAGCTAGTAACCCCCTTCCATCTGTTCAATATCTTTATTTTTATTCCTAATAAAGTTGTCCCTAGGTCAAGAACTTTGCTTGAATTAAGGGGATTTTATGTCAATTATTGGAATAATTGACGGCGGATTCGCTGTCAACGAAAAACGCAATGTCGGTGTAATCATTTTCCGCATATCGGAAAATGAATCCGAACCAATTGAGCATCTCGGCTATTGTAATCCGTGGGACAAAGACACAATCATTAATCATCTTAAAAAACTGTATTTCCCCACGCGTGAAGCATCAATTTCACCAGCGCCAAATATCCATAAAGAAAATCCAGTTTCGGCAGCAACTTATAAACTGCGGGCCGAAAGCCTGGTTGATGTCTTTTTGTTCTTGGAAAACATCCGCAGCCAAATCAAATACTTTGTGGTCAATAGCATTCCTGGTCATCCCCATGTTGAAGTTATATTCGACACAAACTTGCCCTTCGATGAGATCAAGCGGGAACTGGAATCTATCTACAATGCCCAGGTCATGGCCGATACAGTCCAGCCCATTGAAAAATATACAGGCGAACGAAGGTGACGGAGCCATGAACGTGCGTTGCCCAAAATGCCAATCGAATAACACATATTTTGATGGTGTCGATAACGCTTGCCGGACGTGCGGAGAACGTTGGCCAAAGTCACTCCTGCACTTCGCGTTGAAGGAGGCCCTAGTCGCTACTAAACCGAATAAACGATGCAAAAATTGCGGACGTGAAAAAAAGATTATCAGTGATGACCTTTGCAGCGGCTGTTACTCGACGGTTTACAGAAAGCACTCCAAGGGCACCCCCGAATATGTGGCAGCACTGGCTGCAGCAAAGGAACGCTTTACCCTGAAAGCAGGAAGCACCGGCAAAAAACACCTCGTTTAAATGCCCTATAACGAGACTTCTTTAATCTTAAGGGTAAAGACATAGGCGGAAAAGAGATTCTCATTTTACGGTTTGAAACAAAAAGTATCCCCAAAGAGGAAAACAGATGACGAAATTATATGTACAAGATAAACGGCCGGCGCCCTCCCTTCCCTGTTTGTTGGCTGGCAATTTAATAGAGGGGGCTTCCTTTTTCCCTCCCCCACAACCCCCTGTCAAAAGAACCTCAACAAGTATCACTGTAGTTCCCCGTAGCCGCCAGTCTCTGGCGGTGCGGCGGGTCCTTCCGGAGGAGCAAAATTTATACGGGTGGCAAAACCTCAAAAATCGGCTCCATAAAAACTCTTTTTTGACTGAGAATTTGAGAATTGATGCACTATGAATGATGAAACTGTCAATAATATCAAATGTCCGGAATGCGGCGGGGTTAATTTGCAAAAATATGGAACCACCAAAGCCGGTCGTCAAAAATATCGATGCCAGTGTGAAGGTTGCCGTCATCAGTTCGTTGCCGGATCGGATCACCGGATCAATGCGGACACGAAAGAAAAAATCATGAAGTTGCTGTCTGCAAATGTTGACCCGAAAATTATTCACTCCACGTATTCGGAATCGGTATCACTGCGATGGATATACAGCCTCAAAAGAAAGATGAAAAATCAATGACGGAAACCTCTGAAGACATTCGCCAACAAGTCCAGGAACGGATTGAACAGGAAGCGGCACAATTTACACCGCAGGAAGAACAAAAGATCACCGGCAAATTGATCCGGGAATGCCTGAACAAAAACGAGCTGGGCGACGCCACGCTTTATGCCGCTTTATTCCGGGATAAATTCGTTTACGTCAAAAATAAAAAGGCCTGGTATGAATGGGTGGACCATTTTTGGCAGCTGGATATCATGGATCACTCCCTTGCCGCCGTTGAACAGGTCGCCTGCCTTTACCTTGATGAATGCAAAAAAGTCTATCTGGAGATCGCCGCAGTTGTGGGATCAGAACCTGTTGAGGAAATCGAAGATAATGAAGAGTTAAAAGAATCAAAGACAGTAAAGCGTCTGCGTTCCCTTGCTAAGGCTCTTTCGGATCGGGCCCGTCAATTACGCGCTGCAGGCAAAAGAAGATCGGCCTGCCGGGACATGGCACACACCATGGATAATCCCATGGCCGTCACCGGCGATGAATTCGACCAGAAACCGATGCTTTTCCCCTGCCCTAATGGCGTTATTGACCTCACCACAGGAAAAATCAAACCGGGCTGTCCCGGTGATTACCTGTCATTGGCCAGTCCGGTGGAATACAGGGGGATTGAAGAACCAAGGGAGCTGTGGAAAAAATCCCTACTGGAAATATTCAATAACAATCAGGTAATGGTTGATTATATCCAGCGCCTGTTCGGGTACTGCATCACCGGAGTGGTCAACGAAAAATTATTCCCCGTCTTATATGGCCGCGGCGGATGGAACGGCCGCAGCCTGATCGTCGAGACAATCAGCCATGTCATGGGAGAAATGGCCGGATCAATCCCCGCGGAAATGCTGCTCTCCAGTAAAATGCCGAAAAGCTCATCCGGTCCCTCCCCGGATGTTATGAGCCTCAAGGGACTGCGCCTTGCCTTCGCCTCGGAGATAGACGAATACCAGCGCTTTTCTACGGCCAAAATCAAATGGTACACCGGGAAAGACGAACTGACCGGCAGAAATCCCCATGACGTCTACTCGACGCGCTTTAAGCCCACACACAAATTGATGGTTATGACCAACACCCAGCCGGAAGCACCGGCCAATGACCGGGCCTTCTGGGAGCGCCTGCATTTGATCAACTTTGTCATATCCTTTGTGAAACGGGCTCCGCAAACTCCCAATGAACGGCCGGCGATTCTCGATCTGGATCAGCAAATATTGCAGGAAGAATCCGGCATACTGGCCTGGCTGGTGGAAGGCTGTCTGCTCTGGCAGCAGCAGGGCTTGAATCCCCCGAAGGAAATAACCGACGCCACCGAAGAATACCGCCGCAACGAGGATCTGCTGGCGGACTTCATCGAGGAATGCTGCATCGTCGAACCGGGAGCAAAAGAAAAAGCGTCGAAACTTTATGGCCGTTTTGTCTCCTGGTATCACGCCAATATCGGGAAGAAAGAAAAGAGCGGCACCTGGTTCGGGAAACTGCTCAGCCAGAGATTTGAAAAGAACAAATCCGAAGGCTGCGTCATGTACCACGGAGTAGCCCTGAACGGTGATGAGGGAGAGTTGGAGGCTTAATAGTGAAAAATCATCAAAAACAAAACGCACAGAAAAAACAGAGTAAACATTTAAACAACTATCCCTCTGTCTACGGATTCAGGGGACGGTTTGTGCTTTCCCGGATTTTGACAAACTCATGCCATTCTATCTTAACAGTGCGTATTCATTCAGGGATTGTTGTAGATAGTTTGGATTGTTTTCTTCTCTCGGGGAGGGTTTGGGGTCTCGGCATATGTTTTAAATGCATGCGCTTATGAGTCTTAAACGCATCAAATATTATAGTTAAAACTCTCCAACTATCCCCGCAAAGAGGGGGAGTATTTATATAATAACTATAAAACGCGAATAATAATAAATAGATAAATAAAAAAAGAAAAAAGAAAAGGCTGGGCGGTAAAATAAAGTGTCTACGGAGGACGGGAATGAAAAATTACATGACCCAAGATGATCTAATGAAAGATTTTATCAATGAGTGCTGTGAAATTCATGAAAATTTTTTGGTATCTGCTGCGGATTTATACCACGGGTATTCCGATTGGCATGTAAAGAATATATCCAGCAGGTATCCAAGTGCGCTCGTATTTGCGAACCAGATAAGAAATTATTACCCCAAGCATAAAATTGAAGGATTGTTTTATTATCGGGGGATTAAATTAAAAAATCCCAGAGAAAAAAAAGAAGATGATCCCGGTTTTCTTTTGGCCAAGCAACTAATGAAGCAAATCGATGAGAGCGGCGAACATTCCGGGTTTTGGATGGTAAGTGCCTTATGGAAAATAAGAAATGCCAGCCCGCAGATGAACATGGTTTGTCTTATGAATGTCATTGAAACGGAAATGCCTAAACAATTCAAAGCCTTTAAGGAATATTTATTACACACATGAACACCCTCGATCTGGCATCAAGAAAAGTGAACCTCAAAAAAGTGGCCTCAACGCACGGCGGAGAATGGCAAGGCCCCTGCCCTGCCTGCGACGGGAAAGACCGCTTCCACGTCTGGCCCCTGCAAAATGAAGGCAAGGGCAGCTATTGGTGCCGATCCTGCGGAAAAGCGGGCGACAACATCCAGTTCCTGATCGACTTCGAGGGCATGAATTTTAAAGAGGCCTGCGAATATCTGCAAATCAATCCGCACCGGGAAGTGGAAAAGATGCCGCCGCCGGCAAAGCCGCAATATACACCGGTGGCACACCGGAACCCGGTCCAACTCTGGCAGGAAAAGGCGGAAAAGTTTTTAACCTGGTCCCAGGAACGCCTGCAGGAAAACAAAGAAGTAATGGACTGGCTGGCCGCCCGCGGGATCAGCGCCGCCGCCGCGAAAACAGCGCGCCTGGGCTGGAATCCGGGAGAAAACGGCAAGGACATCTTCCGCACCCGTAAGGCGTGGGGATTGCCGGAACTGTTCAAGGAAGACGGCAGGCCCCGCATGCTCTGGCTTCCGCAGGGGCTGGTGATACCCTATATTATCGACGGCGTAATTCAGCGCCTGCGCATTCGCCGTCCGGAAGGAGAACCGCGTTATTATGTCATTCCCGGATCGTCCATGTCCACCATGATCATCAGTGCTGACCGCCGGGCGTTCGTCGTCGTTGAATCTGAACTGGACGCCATCGCCTGTGCATCCTCTTGTGAGCTGGCCGGGGCGGTAGCGGTGGGGACATTGGAAGGCAAGCCGGATGCCGCAGCCCACGAAGCCTTGCAAAACTCCGTGCAAATCCTGAACGCCCTTGATTTCGGCGACACAGGCGGAGGAAAGAAGGCAGCCGAACGCGCCATGAAGTGGTGGTCATCAACATATGGCGATAAATGCGATCGCTGGCCGACTCCAAAAGGAAAAGATCCCGGCGAAGCATATGCAATGGGGATAGACCTTGGTCGATGGATAACAGGAGGGTTGCCGCCGGTTCTGACCATAACGGGTGCGAGCTCGGAAACTACTATTTCTCCTGGTGATTCTCCGGATAGGAAAATTAAGAGGACAAGCAACCTGACCCAGCAACAAATGGCGGAAATAGCCGCGGAAAAAGGTCTGTCTCCGCAAGTACTGGAACTCTGGGGATTATTGCGCGCCAATCCGGGAGTTAAAATAATCAACAACGCCGACAACTTTACGATCTTGCGCAACGGAAAATACGTTCGCGGGCGAATAAACCACCTGGTTTTCCGCGAATCGGAAGTCTCGGAGTATATCCTGAATCACGCGGCGGAAGAAATAGACGGGAACAATCTGGTAATTTTTCAACCATGACCAAAGACGAACTGGAAATATTAATTGCCGACAAGCCCAACGACGTCAAAGCCAGAGCGTCTGTACTTTATAACGCCGTCCTGGTCACCATGAGCGACTATAACAAGGAGCGTTCAGCGGCCAACCTGCGCAACATGGATGCCGCTAAAGATGCTTTTGATAAATATGCCGCCGAAATCGGCGGCGGCAAATCCGGGGAGAACTTCCTTAATGTAGCCGCCGTCGTGAAATATCTGGATGAATCCGGCTGGAAAATATCGGACAAGACGCTTTACCGCCACGTCAATACCGACCGCAAACTGCTGAGAGATCCGGACGGAACCTTTTCCCGGAAGAACGTCGATAAATATGCCTCAATTTATCTCAAGCGAAAATCAACCGGCAAGCGCGAACAACAGAACACCGACGAACTTCAGCGCCAGAAGCTGGAGCAGGAGCTGAAAAACCTGAAGCTGAAAAACGAACGCGAAAAATTCAATTACGAAAAAGACCGCGGCCTCTATATTCCCAGAGAACAAATGGAAATCGAAATAGCCGGATGCTGCAGCGTATTGTATGCCGGCTTCAAGCATATGATCATGACGAAAAGCGCCGGATGGATAACCCTGGTCGGCGGCGATACGCGCAAAGCCGGTGAATTGAACCAGAAATTAAACAATGACATTGACGAACTAATGAACAGCTACGCCAGCAGCCGCGAGTATGAAGTGGTGATCAAGGCGGAAGATCACCCCACTGAAGAAATGGGGGATGAATGAATACATCCACTCTTCAGATGCCGCGGCCGCAATGGTTGCCCCCTTCCCTGCTGGCCAACAAAAAAGAAATCAGATTCCGCTTCCGCATGCCCAAATCGGCGCACCGTATCTTGCGCAAGCATAAGAAAATACCCGTATCCCAGTGGGCGGAAAAATATCGCTATGTCACCATGTCTGTGCTTCCCGGGCGCTGGAAAAACGATGTCACCCCCTACCTGGCCGGGATCATGGATGCCTCGTTTTTCCCATCCGTGCAGAAGACCATTCTCTGTAAAGCACCCCAGGTAGGCGGGACGGAAGCCATTTTAACCTGCATCGGCTATGCCATCGACCGTGATCCCGGTTCGGTGCTCATGATCTATCCCGATGAGCTCACCGGCCGTGAAAACAACCAGGATCGCATCCAGCCGATGCTTGTTGCCAGCCCGCGGCTCAAATCCTATCTGACCGGATCGGACGACGACACCGGCATGATGCGCATAAAACTGACCCACATGCCCATCTACATTGCCTGGGCCCGCTCCGCCTCGCGCCTGGCGAACAAACCCATCCGCTACGTCGTCTTTGACGAAACGGACAAGTACCCGGACACCGCCGGGAAAAGGGAAACAGATCCCATATCCCTGGGCGAAGCCCGCACCATCACCTACCAGCATAACCGGAAGATATGGGAAATCAGCACCCCGACCATCGAAACAGGCATCATCTGGAAAGCTCTCACCCTGGAAGCGCAGGTCATATTTGATTATCATGTAACCTGTCCGTTTTGCGGCCATCAACACCGCATGCTCTTCAAAAACATAAAATGGCCGCGGGAAACCGAGCCGGATACGGACGGCCAATGCCACTCGCTGGAAGCCGAAACGATCGAATCGGAGAAACTTGCCTGGTATGAGTGCCCGTCCTGCGCCACCCACTGGACTGATTACGACCGGGATTGCGCCGTTAAAAGCGGCGTCTGGCGCGATCGCAACAACGCCATAGAATTAATGGAATACTTGCGCACCAGAAAACCTGCCAAAATCGGCTTTCATATACCAAGCTGGATATCGCCGTTTGTATCGCTTTCCACCGTCGCCGCCGCGTTCATCAAAGGCCAGACCGACATCAACAAACTGAAAGACTTCGCCAACAAGCACGCCGCCGAACCCTGGAAGCTGACGGTAGTCAGTAAAAACGAAGCCGGCATCCTGGCCGCCCGCACCGATTTGCCACCGCAGATCGTTCCGGAAGACGCCATCGCCCTCACCTGCGGCGTCGACGTCCAGCTTCACGGCTTCTGGTTTGTGGTGCGCGCCTGGACGCCGGTACTGACCAGCTGGAATATTCACTACGGCTTTCTGCCGACCTGGGAAGATGTCGAGCGGCTTATATACGAAACCGGCTATCCGATAGGCGATACCGGACGCACGATGCGCATCTTCCGCGCCTGCGTAGACACCGGTGGCGGGAAAAAATATGAAGACATGACCATGACCGAAGAAACATACTACTGGCTCCTTAAAAACCGCGGCCGCGGCGGTGTGGCCGTATGGGGAACGAAGGGCGCCAGCAACCCTCTCCCGAACATGTTAAGACTGGGAGAATCCATCATGTCCACACCTTCGGGCAAAAAGCTTCCTGCTGCGCTCAGGCTGTTGCATATCGATACGTCCAAAGCCAAAGACCAGTACCATTACCGCCTGCAGCTGGCCACGGCGGAAGATACCCGCCACTTGCCCGGCGCCGCCTTTCTGCATTCCGGTACCGGCTCCGACTACTCCGCCCAGATCCTGGCGGAAGAAAAACAACTCGATGAAAAAGGCGCGGAAGAATGGGTCAACCTCCACCAGCGTCCGAACCATTTGTTTGATGCGGAAATATTAGCCGGCGCCTGCGTCGAAATGGAATTTCCGGGCGGCGGCCTGCGTCTGATTGCCGAAAGACTCCGCCAGCAGGCGGCAGACAGACAAAAAGAAAAACCGGTAATCGCGCGCTCGGCATGGATGAAACGATAAGTGGTGAATCATGACCAACACCGACGACAAATATTTAACCATTAAATCTGTGACCGAAATGCTGAACTGCACCGAACGACACATTTACGATTTGATAGTAGCAAAGGAACTGACCGCGATTAAAATCGGAGGTCGCGCCGTGCGCATATCCGAACGATCCTTAAATGGCTTCATTCAACGGCATACGATTGATCCGGAAGATTTTTTTGATCCGGACAAAGAAGAAAAAGCAGAGACACCGTCTCCAGCCGGCCGGCAAGTAGCGCGTTCCAGATGGGTGGGAAGATGATTAAGCTGAAAATACCGGGAAAATGAGAATATAGCAATAATGATTAAACATTTAGAACATATTTCTGTCTTTTGTCTTCCTCTTTCATGCTGCGCGGCCGGTAACTTCTTTCGCAAGTCTGTCGGAAAGCTGTTCTTTAGCAACAGTCAGATCGTAATGAGTTTGCAGATTCATCCAGCTTTGGGCGTCGGTTCCAAAGAATATGGCCAATCGCAATGCTGTATCTGCTGTGATGGACCTTCTTCCGGCGACTATTTCACCAATACGCCGCTGGGAAACTCCGATGGATTTTGCCAACCGGTATTGTGTAATCCCCATAGGTTTCAAAAAGTCCTCCAAAAGGATTTCACCGGGATGAACGGGGGGCATGTCTCTTTTCATAATAAACCTCCTTCAATGGTAATCAACGATTTCAACATTATAGGCATTTCCACCCTTCCAAGTAAAACAGATGCGCCATTGATCGTTGATACGGATGCTCCATTGGCCTTTCCGATTTCCGGCAAGCCGTTCCAAACAGTTGGCGGGAGGAACGCGGAGGAAATCAAGAATTATTACTATCAAAGGAGAAAATAGTCAAAAACGGAATGCATATACTTCTAAGGGGAAAATGCCGATCGAGGCGTGGTGACGATTTAAACGCGACGGTAAACTCAATACCACTCTACGTTGGCGGGGGTCAAAAATTCACATATGCGTAAACCCTTACCACCACTATATTGGCGCAATATTGAGTAAACCCTTACTAATACCGGGCTGGCGGGGGATGCGTAACCCCACACCATTCCTGGGTTGGCGGGGGACAAAAAAACGAGCGAAAAAGCAGGTAACCCCAAAGCCCGTAAAAGCCGCGTACGAGAGTCAAGGAAACATGTACCAATAAGACACGGAGAAAAGAAAAATGTTTGTCGGTTCCATCAACTCGAAAATTAGAAATCTGATTTATTCCGAAAAAGAAATATTCCGAGGAAAAAATGTCTGCATCGGCTGTTCCGGCAACTTTACCGTCGAGCAAATTCTACAGGGGCTCGATTGCCGGATCTGGTCCAACGACGTCGCCATGTACTCGTCATTGATCGGCAATTATCTGGCCGGAAAACCGCTGCAGACGGAAATAATTGATCCCGAATATTCCTGGCTTGCGCCCTACATGGCCGATGAAGGAGTCGGCCGAATCGCCGCCGTCGCCCTGCTGTTCGAAATGCTGAAACAGGAAAAAGGCAACAACCTGCAACAACTGAGATTATTTACGCACTATAAGAACAACTTCGCCGAATACCACCGAAAATCCTGCACCCGGATCGAAGCAACCCTGTCGCAAATAAAGATTGATGAATACACGTCGCAGGATGTTTACCGGCTTTACGAATACTTGCCGGAAGACTGGATTCGCGTCGCGTTCCTGCCGACCTACGTCGGGGGTTATGAAAAACTTTATGCGCGTCTGGAAAAGATCATATCCTGGAATGCTCCGGTCTACGACCTGCTTACTCCGGAGAGATACGAAGAGACAATCGGCTTCATGCACCGGGGTTATTATCTGTATCTGGCCGATCACGATCGCAATGAAGAAGGCCTGTTCGCCATTGTCAAAACCGGGCGTCTGAAGAATGTCTACCTTTACAGCAACCTGCCTTTTAAAAAATCCTATGTGATCCCCTATGCCAAATACACCAGGAGCAAATGGAAACTGCTTCCCGCGAATTTCCAAATCACTGAAACAAGCCGGATCACCTATCATAAAGCCACCAATGACCAGCTCAACTATTATAAAAACCTGTTCCTGAAAAAAGGCATTGAATACACCACGGGCATGTCGCCGCTCATGGTCTTCCTGGACGGCTATCTGTTCGGCTTCCTGCTTTTCGACGTCATCCGCTACGGACTGGATCAGGAAAAGGCTACTCGTGGCGTCTATATGCTCTCCGATTTCATTATCGCCAGCCCGATTAACAAGCTCTCCAAATTACTGCTTTTAGCCACAAAAACCAAAGAACTGCAGGAAATCCTGCGCGCGAAATTCATCCAGGCCGTAGATTTTATCTTGACGACGGCCTTCACGGACAAACCCGTTTCCATGAAATACCGCGGCGTTTACGATTTGATGAAACGCGGCGAAGGATTCCTGCAATATACCGCGGAAAGCGGAAAAATAACGACACAAGAGGCGGTGAAAATATGGATCAAGAAATATCAAAAGCGTTAGAAGAACTCAATTCCCGTTTGGACGGACGTCTGCCTTACAAGCTTTACCTGGCAAAAAAGGAAGAAATAGACTTCCTCGATAAAAACGCCCGTTTTATGACCAAGGAGCAATTTGCTTCCTTGACACACAATATCAGGACTGACGGCGGTCTGACCTCAATTCCGCTCTGCTATAAACAGGAAAATGGCCGCCTGCTGGTTTTA